ATGTTGGTGGTGGTACAATGGATCTTATTTGGGGTCCAGACATTGAATTAATTGAGAGTAAAACTAGTGTTCATCAATTCTTGGGAGAAGGTAAATATATACCACACTTAAATGCTATTTATGCTGGCCTTGGTATTCCTCCAACTCTAACCGGAACATTTGGTAGTGGTGGCGCTACAAATAATTTTATTAGTCTAAAAACACTAACTCAAAGATTAGAGTATGGACGTAAAACACTAATGGCATTCTGGAAACAAGAAATTGCTTTAGTTCAAAAAGCTATGGGTTTCCGTTACCCAGCTAAAATTGAATTTGATAAAATGGATCTTAGTAATGAAGACGCTGAAAAAGCATTATTAATTCAATTAGCAGATCGTAATATTATTAGTGATGAACTTATCCAAAGAATGTTTGGTGTTGATCCTGATATTGAAAAAGCCAGAATTAATAGAGAATCTTCAGAAAGAGATAGTAATCGTATGACTAAAAAGGCTGGACCTTATCATGATGCTAATTTTGATAAGAGCTTGAAAAAGATTGCTCTACAACTTGGCATAGCAGCGCCAAGTCAAGTAGGCTTAGAACTAGAACCCAAAAAGAGAAATGAACTTAATCTACTTGAAATGAAAGCACAATTTCCAGCAGCTCCTAAAGCTGGTGGTTTCGGTAGTTCTCCACAGGATACAAATCAACCAACAGGAGTATCAGGACAAGGTAGGCCAAAAAATGTTAAAGATACTCAAAAAAGAAAAACAAAAAAGTTTAGCCCACAAACTGGTGCCTCGTTAAATATTTGGGCTATAGAATCTCAAGATAAAATTTCTGATATAATGAATCCTCAATTATTAGAATTTTATAATAAAAAAAATATGAGAAGCTTATCCAGTAGTGAATATGATGAAGCAGAAGATGTCAAAACTAAGATCCTATTATCATTAGAGCCTTTTGAAGAAGTAACGGAAGAGTTAGTTTTGTCTAAACTCAATACTTTAAATAGTATTGATATTAATCATGATTTTATAAATTATAAAAATTTTATTAAACTAATTAATAATGAAATAAATAGGTCATTAACTTCCGAAGAAATTAAATATACAAAAGCTTATTTGTATAAAACGGTGTATATTCCCGAATAACACTTTAAGAAGGCAAATTATGGAAATTTATCCACAAGAAATTGAAGATGGTCTATCACAAGCCCTATCTGCAAAAGCTTCTATAGTTTATGCTTCACAATTAATCCAATCCCCAGTCCCCAAATCTCGTAATTCAAAAATTAATATCAAAGCGCTTGCTGGTATTGATGACAAAGATTTGTATTATACACAATCAATCCTTGTCACAAGTTCTTGGAATAAAAATGATGATATATTTGATAAAGCAGAAGTTTGGGCAGCTAGGAATACTCCAGAAGATAAACCTACAAATTTAGAACACGATGAATCCACAATAGTTGGTCATATTACATCTAATTGGCCAATCATGCCAAATGGAAATATTATCGATGAAAATACTCCTGTTGAAGATCTACCAGAAAAATTTCATATTTTAACAGGCTCAGTAATTTATACTGGTTTTACAGACCCAGATCTCAAATCCAGAACCGCACAACTAATTAACGAGATACAGTCTGGTAATAAGTATGTAAGTATGGAATGTTTTTTTAGTGGATTTGATTATGGATTAATTGATAAAACAACTGCACAATATAAAATTTTACCAAGAAATTCTGAAACAGCATTTTTAACTAAACATTTAAGAGCATATGGTGGTCTTGGTGAACATCAAAATTATAAAATTGGTCGAGTATTAAGAAATATAACATTTTCTGGAAAGGGGTTTGTAAGCAAGCCAGCTAATCCAGATAGCGTTATATTTACTAAAGATAATATTAATTTTGATAAACAAGTACTCAGTATCGAACTTAATAAAGAAAAAAATGAGTCTTTTTCACAAGTAGGTGTATTTTCAAATCAAGCCAATTTAAAGGAGAACATAATGAGTGTAGAGACTGAAAATCAAGAAGTAGCTGCTATCACAGAAAAAGAAGGCATGAAAATGCTATATCCAGGCGCAACTCCTCCGGGAACACAAAGTGCTGAAGAGCATGAAGAAGAACTTAAGAAAAAAGAAGAAGAAATGGCTATGAAGTATGGTATGCTAAAAAAGCAAGAGGAAGAGATGGCCATGAAGCATGATATGCTAAAAAAGCAAGAGGAAGAAATGGCTACGAAGCATGACGGGCTAAAAAAGAAAGAGGAAGAGATGGCCATGAAATATGCAGAAATGGCTAAAATGCAGACCGAACTTAACAATGTTTATGCTGCTCTAGAAACAAAAAAGAAAGAGCTTGCAGAAACAATGAAAAAAGATAAGAAAATGAAAAGAGTTGCTACACTCATTCAAAGTGGAGTAGACTCTGAGGTTGTGAACAATGTTATTGACACACTAGAAAATGTTGATGATATATCTTTTGATTCTATCGCAACACTAGTTTCTGCCGTTAAACCAGTTAAGGTGGTAGATGTTAAGACTAATACTAATCTAGAAACAGAAGATAGTCAACACCCATTTGCTACAATTTCTGATGCTCTTGAAACAGCAGAAGTTGAGAAAGACATTGATTTAAGTGTTGGTAGTGAAACAGAAAATGAATCACACAGCACTAGAGCTGCCTTAGTAGATTTCGTTTATAGTAGACTAGGTAAAAAACTTAATAAGGGAGAATGAACATGGCTTTAAAAGCAGATCGCGTTGAAACATTCACAGATATTTCATTTTTTATGAACGCAACCGCTACTCGCGGTGGTATCGTAGTATTTAGTACAAGTGGCTCAGGCGTTAGTATGGATGATGGTAGAGCTGTTGTTGCTTATCCAAGCACAACTTCATCTGGCACCAATCCAGGTGGTCTATTGCTAAATGATGTTGTTAATTATGATCTAACCAGACAGCACATCAATTGGCACAAAGACGAAGTGCAGGTTGGTAGTAAGGTAACTCTACTTCGTAGAGGTCAAGTTACCACTAACAATATCACTGGTACTCCAACTGCTGGTAATCCTGCATATTATGATGCTACCGGTAATTTAACAAGTACCGCTAGTGGTCAATTTGTTGGTGGTGCTTTCGTTCCAGTAGGCACATTCTTGAGCGCCAAAGATGCTGACGGTTATGCAAAAGTAGACATTAATATTAGATAATCATAAGGGAGAAAAATATGACCAATAATAGATTTGAAGCAACTCCAGAATTAACAGATCTTCTTGTGCGTTCTGGTTCGGTAAATAAAGAAGAAGCAATGGCCGCAAATCATGAGTTTGCTAAGGCTCTAGAGCTTCCTCTTCGTAAAGGTGTATTGAACGGCGATATTCTAGATGACATTTTCGAGCCAATCCAACTTGCTCAAAGTGCCTCTCCAGAATTTCCATTAGACTTCGTTGCTCCTGGCACCGAAAAAGACTTTGTGGCCTATACCATCCCAAACCATGGTTATATTCCACAGCGTCATGTTGAAGGCGATTACGTCATGGTTCCAACTTATGACATTGGCGCTAGTATCGACTATCTTCTAAAGTATGCCCGCGATGCCCGTTGGGACGTTGTTGGTCGTGCTATGGAAGTACTAGAAGCACAATTCGTCAAGAAGATGAATGATGACGGATGGCACACACTACTAGCCGCTGGCGTTGACCGTAACATTATTGTTTTTGACAATGATGCCACACAAGGTCAATTCACCAAGCGTTTAGTAAGTTTGATGAAGACCGTTATGCGTCGTAACGGTGGTGGTAACTCTGCAAGTCAGAATCGTGGTATGTTAACTGATCTTTATGTTAGTCCAGAAGCTATGGAAGACATTCGCAACTGGGGTCTTGATCAGGTAGATGAAATCACCCGTCGTGAGATTTATATCGCTGCTGATGGTACACTCAATCGTGTATTCGGCATCAATCTACATGATCGTGATGAGCTTGGTGTTGGTCAGCAATATCAGACTTTCTACACAAACACCCTAACTGGTGCTCTTCCATCAGGCAAGGAAGAAGTTGTGGTAGGTCTTGATCTACGCAGACGCGATTCCTTTATTATGCCAGTTCGTCAAGAAGTTCAAATCTTCGAAGACGATACTCTTCATCGTCAGAAGAGAGCAGGTTTCTATGGTTGGGCTGAACAGGGCTTCGCTGTTCTTGATAACCGTAGAGTACTACTAGGCAGCATCTGATAGTGATCCGCAGAGCATGTTAAATCAAAAGAGGCTGGCCCTAGTGGCCGGCCTTTTTTGTTAGGTGTATGTATAAATATACAATCTGGAGATTAATTTATGGCATGGCAAGACACAATGACAATTATGACTCGTGTTTTAATTAATGATCTGGGCGCCACCCCAACATATAGTGATAGTAGATTACAACAATTAATATTAGTAGCAGCTAGATATGTTGAGCAAGATGTTAAATTTGATATAGATTATATTATTAATTTTACTACATCTGGTTTAAGTCCTGATCCTACTGATACTAATACTCTTGATGATGCATTTACTAATCTTGTAGTTTTAAAAGCATCTTGTATTGCTGATGAAAGCACATTTAGAACGAAAGCTGTTAATGAAGGTATTAGGACGTCCTTAGCATCAGCTAATTTAGCTATACAAGGTAATCTAAGAGGTTATCAAGTATTGCTGGAAGAAGGCCCATGCTCACTCTACAATAGAATGAGAATGGAATATCAAACAGGTAATACATCTGTTGTTAGAGCTGTCCTTGGTCCATTCGTTGGGAATAACTTTGATCCTAGATATTTATTACGTGGCGCATTTAGAAGCACATCCACAAATGACATTTATTCATAGGATTATTATTTATGGTAGATTTTAATGCATTAAGATTAGCATATAATGCTCAAATAGATACTATGCTTGCTGATGAAGGATTATCTAGTGAGTGTAAATTAAATTATGGAGTTACGAAACGAGATTTGTGTCCAAATTGTATTTATGATGTTAATCTTAAAAAATCGGCAGGTAAATACAAAACAGGTGGTCCTATTTCCTTCTCTTTAGGAATGTTGTGTCCATATTGTAATGGTGTTGGTTATTATGGCGAAGAAACCACAGAAACTATTTATCTGACAATTATTTGGGATTATAAAAAATGGATAAATACACCAGATAATATTCAAAATCCTGTTGGTTTTATTCAAGCCATTGGTAAAAAATCTCATTTATCTTCTATTAGAAAAGCTAAAGAGATGACAATTGTTTATCCTTCTGTGAATAACTATTATCCTAAATTTGAACTATATGCAGAACCTACTCCTTGTGGATTAGGCGATAATAATTATATAATATCCATGTGGACAAAAAAGCAGTGATTAAATATTATGGAACTTAATTTAAAACTCATCGCAAATAATCAAAGTATTGGTAAAGACATATTGATTGCATTATTGCCCGACATTATAGACTATATGAACAATGTAATAAAATATATTAAAATTAATTTACCCGAAGTTGTGCGTAATGCTATAGTTTCAACACCCGAATACCAGTCTTTGGTTGGTGGACAATTACAATTTGAATTAGGTATTCCTGATGTTAATCAAAAAATTAGTGGTTTATTAAATATTTGGATGAATAATATCGTTTATGAGTATCAAATACCAAGGATTGCTAATAATAAAATAATAGGTAATTTTAGTGTTGGTATGATTAGAGTAGATTTTGATGATGTTATTTATTCAGAATATGCTACTATAAGAGATGTTAAAGGATATTCTTTACCGTGGTTAGAATGGTTATTAACAGAAGGCACTAAAGTTTTAGTACCATCTCATGAAGTTATTTTTGGAGCTAGTTCACACTCTAGAACTGGTAATGCTGTGATGAGAAAAAATAAAAATCGTAGTTGGAAAGTTCCATCTCAATACGCTGGTACACTAAATGATAATTGGATAACACGAGCACTAGATTCTGCAGAGCCTGATATTCAGGATATTCTTAATAAAGCGAGTCAAATATGAGTATATGTAATTATTTAACAACATTTAAAGCTGTTAATAGTATTTCAGATGATTTATTATTAAATATTATTGAATCTAATTTTAAAATGTATCTGGACTGGTCTTTTTTAAATATTGGGGCTTGGTTCAATGCCCAGATAGCCTACAGTGGTTCCATATATGGTCCGGATAACCCATATTCCAAATTGCTTCTTGTAGAAGATAATAGTTTTACTAGTGGTCAGGTATGGCAGGGTATTCGTAAAGATTGGGTGTGGGAGAGTGGGGTTTCTTATAATGGTAATAGCCCAATACAAATTAGCGGGGTTTATATTAATAATAATTTTAATGCATATGCTAGTGGTAATTTAACCATTGATTATCCGCTGGGAAGAGTTATTTTTGACAACCCCATAGCCACGAACTCTACTGTTAAAGCTAATTATAGTTATAGATATGTGCAAACTTATAGAGCTAGTGATAGTCCATGGTTTAATATTATACAATTTGCATCTATGGAGACTAATAATGCTGACATTACACAAACTGATGATGGAAATTGGTCAATTGGTGGTAATCATAGGGTACAATTACCAGCTATTGTGATAGAATCAATACCACGAGCACGACAAAGACCTTATGAAATTGGGTCAAATGCTTTAATAATTGATCAAGCTTTATCATTTCGTATATTAGCAGAAAATAAAAATGATAGAAATAAATTATTAGATATTATAAGATCTCAACAAGATGCTACAATAGCATTATTTGATACTAATAAAATAGCACAAGATAATTTGTTCCCATTAGATGCTAATGGAGATCTTATTGTTAATCCTTTGATGTACCCTGATTTATTATGTAACTATTTATGGAGAAAATGTTGGATAAAAAATGTGGATTTTATTGAAATCGACTCTATCAACCACAACTTTCATCAAGGCGAAGCAAGGGTCACCCTGGAGATTATTTCTGTATAATTTGACTTTTTGTGTATCTTTATAGTAACAATATGTTCTTAAATCATTACCATACAATCATCTGTAGTGGAGAATAATTATGGCCAATAATCGTATTTATTACGCAATTCAACAAGTAAGCTTAGGCAGTGGTCTCAATTCTGCTGGTCAACCCGGAAGTGGTATTGCTGGATCACCAGTTGCCGTACACGGTTTACAGACTGTTGGTATCACAACTAATTTTAATCTTGAGCAAATTTATGAGATGGGTCAACTATCCCTCTATCAGAACTTTGAAAATGTTCCAGATATTGAGGTAACACTAAATAAGGTGCTTGATGGTTATCCATTACTTTATGTGCTAGCCACAGAAAGAGGCACGGGCCTACAAACTGGTTTAACAGCCACTAGTGCTGATCTTGCTGGTCGTTCTAATACTCGTACAGATCTTCAATTAGCTATTTATCCAGATACTCAAACTAGCGCTAAGAATGGTTCATTAGCTGTTGTTAGTTGCAGTGGTATGTATGTTAGTTCCGTAAGCTATACTTTCCCAATAGACGGCAACTTCACAGAAGATGTAACTCTTGTTGGTAATGATAAGATCTGGAGCACAACAGCAATTACCGGATCATTTACTAATAATAATGATAGTCCAGCTGCTATTCAAGGTGTGAATCGTAGACAGCATCTCACAATGGGTAATTGCAGACTACCAAAACAGATTCCAGGCATTTCTAGTAGTGGCACTAATGATCTTATTAGTAATACAAGCGGCTTTGCTGTTCACTTTCAGAATATCTCAGTATCTTGCAATATGGGCCGTGAGAGTATCTTTGAACTAGGAACAAGGCAACCATACTATCGTTATATCAATTTCCCAGTTGAAGTCACTAGTGAATTTGAGGTTCTTTCAGTAAGTGGTGAATGGGTAAATGCTACAGCCAAGGGTTACTATACTGGCACAGAAGCCAACCCAACAGTCGCCAATGACTCCACACCAGTATGCAATAATAGATTTAATCTTCAAAATGAGACTATCTTCCTTGAGACTTGCGAAGGCACAAGAATTGGTTTAGGTCAGAAGAATAAACTTACCAGTGTTAACTATACTGGTGGTGATACTGGTGGAGGGAATGTTACTATGTCATATAGCTATCAGAACTTCAATGATTTTACAGTTGCTCATAGTGGTGGTCTCTACTATAGTGCTGTAACAGCTGGTGTGTGATAGTTAATTAAATTTCAGAAATTGGATATTGACCTGGATTATGGACAGTAAGATACTACATTTATATTTATCACGGATATTATCTGGATTTTATATATTTATATATAATGATACCAAATATAAATTGGTATATCCAGACATTACTCTAAAATATAATGCAGAAATATATTCTAATTTAGAATATGAAATTAATAAATATAATGAATGGATACAAGATGAGGAAATAGTATCTTATTTGGTTAATTTTGGGCAGTGGAGTTGGAATGGTGACGATATTTTAAAAAAGATGGAAAAAGAAATAGATGAGTATAAAATACAAATCTATAATAACTTTCTGAATCCAGCTAAAATTCGTGGCATAAAACAGACCATAGACAATATTAGACAAAAATATAATAAATACTATGGAATAAGACACTCACTGGACCATCTTACTGTTAAAGGATATTCTCAAATATTAAAAAATCAATTTATTTTAATCAATAGCTTATATTATGAAGATGGGACAAGGGTTTTTGATAGTTTAGAAAATGCTGATTATAATATATTAAATACTTTATCTAATATTGTTAATGATAATAATATTGATATTAATATTTTTAGAAAAATTGCTAGAAATGAAATTTGGAAAAATTATTGGTCAGCTAATAAAGAAAATATTTTTAATAAAGCTACTATAAATTGGACAGATGAGCAGAAAACTCTGGTAGTATTGTCAAAAATGTATGATAGTGCTTATGAGCATCCTGACTGTCCTCCAGACGAAGTTTTTGAAGACGATGATGCTTTTGATGGATGGATGCTAATTCAAAGAAAAGACAGTGAAAAAAATAAAAAGAAAAGTCGAGCAGAAAAATTATTAGAGGGTAAAAATTTAGGTAAAGCTCAAGAAGTATTTTTAATGGCTAATTCTCAAGAAGAAGTAGAGAATATATATACCTTGAATGAACATAGTTCTAGACATATTATAAATGAGAGAAATGCTATTATTCTAAATAGTAATAAAGATATCGATGCTTCTCAATTACCAGATACTCAAAGATCATTATTAGTTGAGACTAATAAACAGTTTATGCAAAGAGGAAGATAATGAATAATCAGGATATTTTAACCAAAAGATTTCAGACCACAATGATCGGCGCATTATTTGAATTTGAAAAACATTTTGGCCATATATGGGGATTACATAAAAATGATGACGAACTATTAACACAAAGAGAAGAACAATACAGAAATCTTTGGGAAGATGTTAGGAATCAAATTTTAAACAATGGAAATAACCAATTAAGAAAATGTATAGCTGATCTTAAACCAAATGTACAATACCACTATAAGTTTTATAAGAAAGGACAGGACTATGATAACTAGAGAATTCACTGCACAAATTAATGATAAGGATGTTAATTTTATTGTTAGATCACCATCTATTAATGACCAAAAAGAGGCTTCTAAAGTTTATAATCAAACCTTTAGTGATGCTATAAAAGCTAAAGCTATTATTAGAGCTAA